TTCTCGGCATAGAGGTCCGCAATCATTGGGAACACGCTGCCGGAACGGTCGGCCTGCAGTACAAGCTGGAATGAGTTCAATGCCTCTTCCTTCTGGCCCTCATAACTCAATCCCGGCTTGAGGCGAATTTTGTACCGTCCTTTGGTCATATCGTTGTCAATCTTCATGCCGTATGGATCGGCAGGTTTATTGATCTCGACTCTTTGCTCTGAGGACTGATCCATAGGCAGGATCAAGGATCGCTGGGTGTCATACAGATTCGGAATCATCTCGTTGACGATCTCGCCGGTCATTGCGACAGCGACATCAACCGAGGTACGCGGAATCTGTGTATTTTTTGCTCCGCGCTTGTTACGGCCCTCAATGGCAGTCCCGGATATCTCGTTGCCCACTTCTCCCAATTGCGTGTTGTATATACCCGTGCCGCTTTGAATGTCCATCAACGTTCGCTCATATTGCTGTATGAGGGATTGGGAGAGTTCGGCAGGACGCAGTTGCTCTGGCTTCAGCCCGCTTGGGGTTTCATCATAGACAAGCGCACCATTGACCACAGACGGATCGCGCCACATCTGTTCGACATCAGGGGATGACACGCACTTTCTGGGCGCCATGAACTGGTCATAGCGGGAAATCTTCATGATATAGGCAGACTGAGTGGCCAGATAATTCAGATACCGCTGGGCGTCTTTTACATCCTTAAAGAATGACCGGGTAATCTGCTGGCCCGACTTGGTGAAGTACGAGCGCATATCCACGAAAACAATCGGCAACAGGGTCTTTGTGGGAAAGTCTGTCTCTTCCAGAACAAAGTCACCCGCAATCTGCCTGTGTTTGATGGTATATCGGACGACTTCGCGCTCATCGAACACAGTAACGGGCTGGCCGTCTTTCATCAGAATCTTTTTCTTGTCGATCTTTATCTTTTCCAGCTTCTTGAACTGATCGGCATTGATGACTGACCCATCAGACAGCTTGTAAATCTTTTCTTTGCGCCCTTCTTTTTCATAATCGTCAATAATGGTTATTGAATCATCATCAGCAAACGCCATTGTCGCGTCTTCAGTGATGTTGGTTGTACCGATCTGAGATTCAATATCCTTACCGTACAGATCACGAAACGCCTTGCGAGATTGACGGGTCTTGAACCCAGCAAACATGCCATCAGTTTTCGTTACATGCTGGGCTGACAGGTCAAAATAGCACCTGTTCGGGTCATCAAAGCTGTGTACACGGGGTTCCTGCTCGAACTCATCATCATTCAGGTACTCTGGCGCCACACGCCACGCACCATAACCGCCGACAATGGCCTGACCAAATGCCCGTTGGAACACTGTTTTGGTGTCTGAATTGAGAGTGATATTCTTGATTAGCGCCGCACGAACATTGGCAGCCTCGACCGGTACGTCTTCATCCGGTGATATCTGCAGGTTCGGGGTGTTTTGTATCTGATCCCCGATGACGTGGTTATACAACACGCCAAGTTTATTCACTTCAAGAGGGATTTTGTTATACCGCTCAAACAGCTTTGACTCATCTTCGAGCCATTGCGTGCCCATAATGAAGTCAATCCAGACGTAATACTCAGTCCGGTTTATCCGCCAGTATTTATCCCACTTGTCTACCCGATCCCTTATCCGTGAGCATAGCTCCGGGTCGCGTCTTGGCATATCAATCCATCCTTGGATTAAATGTGCTTACATTCTAACCTGATTACGTCTTCACAGGAACATCAATCCTTTTTGCCTTTTTTGACAGTTTTTGCGGCGGTTTTTGCCTTCAAAGCCAGTCGAGTATTGAATTTTTCCCTGACTTCTTCCATTTCTTTGGCTTCTGCAGGCGAAATTTTCGCAATAACAGGCGCAATAGGGGCAACAACCGCCGCCACAGCAGCTTCCAGCCTGATTTTCTTCTCTTCGCGTTTACCGGGGACTTTCTCTTCGATCAGCTTTCTAATGGCACATGTCAGTTCTCGCAGTTCTGTTTTGTAGAATTTCTCTGACAGGTCATCCATCTTTTTTTCAATACGGGGAATGTTCCTCACAATCTTGTCTAGCGCCTTTCTGGTCTCGTCCATTTCAGTTGAGTAATTGTCAGCCAGTTTTTTGAATGCCTTGTGCTGACCATCGATTATCTCTTCAAGATAATAGAGGCGCTTGATATGCGATGCGTTGCTGTCCATTAATACTTCAATTCGTGCCTGTTTCACTTCGCTACTTTCCAGATTAACTTTATCATCCATTATCTTTCTCCAGTCTGATTCCAATATATCCATGTTCCAGAACATATACTCATGATTATTTTTTCCTGAGTATTTTATATTGCCGTCAATGTCCAGAAACAAATAGCCTGACCATTTCGGCCTTTTTATCTTTGATCCCTTTTCCATCTGCTTTATTGCTTGCGAGAATTCCATCTCATCATCCCTTGATTATCTAAACATGCTCCGTTCATGCGGCATCAATTTGGGCACTACGATATTCCCATGCGGCCCACCATGAAATCCACCAAAGAATGTCATGCTAAGAGCATCTGCGCCGTCTGGGGACGGTAGACCTCTTGCCCGCAAATCATCCTTACTTTCAATCTGCAACTGACCGCTGCTGTTCTCTTTGAACCCCAGACTGCAAAGCTCACCATGTAATTCGTCACTATCAGGTATTTGTACGGGCATTTCCCCGTAAAACCAATCCCGCATGTCGGACCACAGTTCAGCACGCAGATTCCTAAACCGTTCCTTGTCGTTTGCGGACCGCGCGACATTGACGCCCTCCACCATATCAAATCCCATTTCCTGCAGACGATCAACCACGCCGGCGCCAACGCCAATACAATCGATAAATACTTTCTTTGGTTTTTCTTCGGTGATAATGCGTTTCAATCGTCCAACGGTTTCCATTGTGTTGTAATTGCAGAATCTTTCGAGATTGAATGCCAACCTTCCCTTTCGACGAATAATGGCAGTACGATCGCGGTCGCTGATAGCAACGTCAACACCAATAATAAGAGGCGCATCTGATGATAAATCCTGTTTTCGTGCCTTATCGACGTATTTTGAGACGATAAACACATTACTGATAGGGTTTTTGAACGCTTCAGTGGCCGACATGGGATATTCAACATTGAAGTGTTCCCGGCCAGCATCATAGTCTTTGGAAAACTCTTTGATTTTGATACGGCGCCATGCCAGATGCTCACGGGTCAGACCATTTTGTGAGTACAGGCCGAACAGGTGCTGCTCTTCTTCAGTCAGTGCGAAGTTTTCAGCATTGTAGGTGTACTCATCCTGCCAGTACCACGGCAAGAATATCGCCTGATATTCGTTATCTTCAGTCTGTGCGCTTAACCAGCGTTGGTGAAAGTAATTCCCGATCCCATTCGCGGTGCTTTCCATCAGGATTTCTGTGCCAGTCTCACTACTGACAGCCTGCAATATCCCCTTGGAATGCTCTTCAGCAAATGCCCAGTAAGCAACCTCTGAGGCGTGCATTAACTGGATGGTTTGCGATCTTCCAACAGATTTATTGCCTGCCGTGCCGACGGCATAGCCAGAGTCGAGTTCCCTAAAATACATTTCTCGTGCGTTTGAGGTGTCAGGCTTGTCCAGCAGCCCCGGATCAAGGTTTTCATAAAACCTCTGGGCCATGCCAAACAGATTCTTTGTGGCTTCTTTGTCGTGCGTAAGGATAAATGCTTTCTTTCCACGGCTGGTTATCACCCTATGAAAGAAACGCGCCTGAATGTAGGTTGAGTTGTGTGATACCAATCCTTCACAAATGAAGGTCTTTTCGCTGGTTTGCAGATCAATTACTTTCTGTTTCTTCAATAGAGTAATTGATACGACTTTTGCCCAAGGAGATATTCCATCCTGTGCTGCTTTGCCCGGCAATTCATGGCCTACATGCCATTCATCACAAGTGAATCTTGTCGGCCTACAGCGTGCAAATAATTCTATGAGATAAGGTAGCCTATGCACATCCAGTCTGTGTACAGGCTTTCTTCCTTGTTTATTTATACCGTCCGTCCTGGAATCCACTACTTCCTTGTAGGGGATGAATCGGTCATCAAAATAGGCTTTCATTCTACGCAAAACTGGACCATCAACCTGATGGATGCTTATGCGTTTTGCTCCAGTTAAGCGGCCACTCCCTTCGCCATCAATAATTCCACCCATCCAGCCATCTTCATAACTCGAGTCATAATCAGGTGGACGTGTGGCAACTCTTACATAATCACCGATCTTTATTTTCTCAACATGTCGCCATAACTGATCATCACCGCCGCGCCTTTTGCACAATAGTCTGTGTTCTGGCGTTACATTCAGTTTTGCCCCATTATCGAACAATAATTCTACAGTTTGTTTATAAAACTCTCGCTTATCTTCGACTATAGCCGTCTTAAACTGTCTGCTCCGCTTTCTGCCTGCTTGCGTCTTTCCTACCGCAAACTCATCACAAGCAACCAGTTTATCGCCTATCTGAACATCTTCTATTTTTATCCATCGGTAATCAGAGGTAAGCACGCGCATATCTACTCCAAAGCAGCAACCCTGTTGGCGGCCTTTGAGTATAACAGCTCTTACCTTTCCGATTGCCCTCTTTTGCTCTTCAAGCCTGCGGTGCAGATATTCCTGCGCCCGATTGAATGTGAAAAGTTTAGGTTCACCGGATTTGGTTCTTATATTGAGGAACTTCGGCGCAAACTTGCGGAAATCCCTCAACGTGTCGAGTTGATCTTCCGTTATCATTCGACAGTATTACAGCGGGCCGGGCTGTTCTGGTAAATCGCCGTCCTCAACCACTTTCGGCTGCGACATCTGTGCAATCACCGCATTTATATAATTCTGGATGTGAGTAAACCCTGATACAAAGTCATGGAATATCACAACCTTGTTTGTTTGATCTATGGGTAAAGAATTAACCATGCTCAAAAGCGTGTGATACATTTTTGCAAACATATCAAATCTTTCGTGCAATTCCTGAATGGGGTTTGTTTCGGGCGCTGTCTGGCTTGCTGTATCAGTCATGGGTCATCATCCTTGCATCATAGTTACAAAAAACGTGATCCCCGGCTTCAGAGGATCACGAAGGCTGCTCAAACTCTTTATCGTTGGCCGCGGTTTGCGTTGTAATTGAATTCATTTTCACCGGGCATCTTCGGATCAAGCTGCTTGTTGCGCTTTTCACCTTCCATCTTTGTCGCAGGGTGAGGTGTATTAGCAAGATCAGCCATATTCTCATAGCCCATCCCTTTGTTCATGTCGGCATTGTTGCGTGCTTCCCATGACATCGGCATTGCTACATAGTGTTCGCCTTTCTTGTTCTCAACTGCACCGCTTTTTCCATCGTCCATGATATCTACTCCTTAATGATTCGATTATGCGCCGTAGCTGCCTGAACTTAACTGGGCTGAAATCTTGCACCCGTTTGCCAGCACCAGAACCAGATAACTTGTCTGTTTGCCGGTATCGGTCAAACTCAACACGCATCCGCCTGTTGCACTGGACATTGCGGAAATCTGGGTGGTAACGGCTGCACCGTTCTGCAGACTTAATCCACCGGATGCAACTGCGAAACCGGTTGATGCAGCACTTGCCAAGGTAAGACCATCAGCAGCAGAGGAAGCATACACACGGAAAGGAATGATGCGGGCCATGTTGGTGCCGCTACCATCTTTCAACTGAATGGTGACGTTACAGACGTTTGATGCACCAGCAGCGCCAACGATTGTGCAGGATGCTGGGTCAACCTGTGCGACCGGCGTTGCGCCGTATTTGAGATTCAGGATAGAGCCTGTTCCTGAGTCATCGATTGTTCCGTGGGTGTCAGTGAAAACAGCGATATTTCCCGATACCGTTGCAGCATTGGCCATAACCACTCGGGTCTTGCTTGCATCTGAAGGGAGATATCCGAGGTCTTCGAGGTTGCCAGAGGTGGACTGAAACACTGCGAAATTACCGACAACCACCGGGGCGCCAACAACAGAGCCGCCAAACACAAACGGGGTCAAAGATGCGAAAGCAGGATCAATCTGGAAGAATCCCCAACCATCAGAGGCATATACCAGAACCATGTCTGATACTTCCCACTGCCATTCACCCTCATTCAGGGCAACGATATTCGCGTGCTGTGCGGTGAGATAGCCGGCTGTACCAACTGCGGCGAGTGTGTCTTCAGAGACAATACGAACAATAAACGGTTCGTATGCCTGATCACGTTTAATCTGGGTAATCCCTGACATATTAGCGCCACTCCTTGGCATTGAAATATTATGGCAAATTATGAGCCAACATTTCCACAAATGCAATTACAGCTTGTCAATAACCTTTCTGATCAAGCTGCCGGTCTCATCGTCTGTCGTGTGCTGCTGCTTATCGCCGTATATCTTCGGAAGCAATTTGCAGGCTATCCATTTACGCGTATCAATCCGCAATCGATCCCGCGCCACTTTGACCGAATTTAGTACAGTTTTACCCTCATCACCAATAAACTGATCCTGCTTTTCGTTATCAGCAATCTTGATGATCTCTTCGACAAACACAGCAGCCTGCGCGCGCTTGGCATTCGCGTACATCTCCGAGAAGGTAGGATGATCATTCAGCCATTTATACACTGTGCTTTGAGCTGGAAAATGGGGATTTTGCGCTCTAAGGTCTTCAAGGCCCAGCGTTGATGATGAAACAGCATCACAAATCTGTTTTCCCATCTCTTCGGTGTACTGTGATTTCCCCATCCGTGGGAACTCCCTTTAACTCACCAGTGAATACCCGTTTCTGATTCTTCGCTGGACGATCTCTTTAAACTTCTGATCGCGTGCCTGTGGACTATCAAAGCCATAAGTGCGGGAGACGCGCATATCGCGACCGCCACGCACCACCACCAAAACGTCTGCACCTGTCATGTCCTTCTGTACGGTCATGTAATAAAACCTGCCGTTTGACGCATTTTCAAACTTTAACATGATGCCCCCGGATAATTGTGCCATCCGTTGGCAGTTTGTTTATAGATTATACAAGATCATAGCCGTATTAAAAAGGGGTTGCAACATCTGTATGTTATGTTAGTATACCAACACATGGGCAACACGGCCCATGACCGGGTGCAACCGGCAATCAACTTGGAGACAAAGCGATGTACGAGGTAACTTTCAGCAACTACTCAAAAGTCCTTAAAAAATTCTTCCCATGCGTTGAAAAGGCAATCTTCAAATCTATGGATGATGCTCGAATGAGAGCAATGGCATTAAACTGGACAATCGCAGAAATAAAGGAGATCAAATAATGGAAGATGTAATGCCTAACGGAAGTTTTTGGAGACATCAAATTGATTTGGTGGAAAGACCCGAAAGACACCATCCCACAGAAAAAATACTAACTAGGGCAAGAATAGAAGAAATCGGAGGAATTTGTGCGTGGTGTTCAGAAAAGTTTCACAGAACCTACGATTATGACATATCCAACGATCAATTTATTTTAAGAGATTTATTAAATGATAAATTTAAAGAATGCCCCGACTGCGGCGGAGACGGCTATACCACATGCTGCGGGGTTGGGTGTACAGAACCCGGCTATCCTGATTCAGACATATGCGCAGGATGTTATGAACACACTGGCGATCAATGCGACACATGCAATGGTAAAGGGGAAATAAAACAATGAAAGCACGCGAAGAAAAATACAACGATACAGAAGTCAGATTGAGAATGGTTGAGAATGCCATTATCAGGTTTGACACACGATTTGACACAATTGACGCGAAATTTGAAAAACTGGAATCAAAAATTGATTCAAATTTTAAATGGACGCTGGGAGTAGTAATGGCAAGCAACTTCCTTCCATTCATGCTTGCGCTGTTACTTCACTCAATGAAAATAATATAGGGATTAACAAATGATCGACAAAGAAAAACGCCGTTACTACACCGCATCGGTACACTTTTCATTCGAAACGATGAGACAAGCAAACGAACTGGAACAAGTCTTGCAGGAAAGCCGCAGCAGGGTGGTATCTCGCGCGATTGAATTCATGTATCAGGCGATGGTCAAGGATGGTTCCCGTAAGCCCGAGTGAGCCATCCATTCATCTCCGGCATTTGCTCTGGATGTTTCTGGGCAATCAACCGATATTCCCCGGCACGCTCAGACCTCATGCAGGATATGAGCCTGTCGGGTTTGCATCGTTCAATCCACATGAGGGTATCGTGACCTAAAATGCCATCATCGCTCATAACCCGGTAATGATTCCAAACGGCCCACACAGCCCGCTGGCAGCACTTCACCGCGGGAGCGATACCAAGATTAACACCCATATCAAACAGATAATTGCAGACATCCTGATCCGAGATTGACGCGAACGGTGCAGTGTTCCAGAACTCTCCTTGATAGAGTGCAGCAGCCTGTGATGGGGTGAGATTACGGATTGTGTCCGCATCAATTTCATGGTCATGGATTCCATACTGAGAAGGGTTAACAACTGACTTTAAGAAACGCAGGGAGATTCCGAAATTTGTGATACCGCCGGGGTCGCTTGGATGTGCTTCAGTAAGGCCGCCTTCGTTCTTCAATACGACCTCAAGAGCTGGACTGAACATTGCCATTATCATCATCCTTGTGAATTATTGGGGTGTATTCGTTTATCAGCACCGGGTCAGATGCCCTGCTGCATTTCCTGCAAACGTAATAACCTGTTCCCTCTTCGGAGTGGACTGCGTAAATGGAGTCTTTACAGCATTTCGATACTAGCAACTGACATTCTCCCTGTAAAATCCCGCCCAAGGCTAGGCGGGCAACCATTACGGATTAACCCTGTCCGGGGGGCAATCATAATCCGTCCGGTTAGTTTCCATGTACCGCTTTATTATCTTGATACCATGTTCAGCGCCAAATGCGAAGGCTGCAGCATAGCCCACTGAGCGCATACGTTCCTGAAATGCTTCCTGACGTTTCCAGTGGTCGGTGCTGCGCTCTGCTTTGGTGTACTCACGGTTTTGTTTACACTCAATCCACAGGCCGGCGTATGGCTCGACAGGTCTGGCAATAAATAAATCTGAACTCCCGGCCAACAAACCCATCCGGCGTGCCACCGCAGCTTGCACAACATTCCGGCGGCTTTCGTTCCCTATCATCATGACCATTTTCTGCAGGGTCTGTACTGTTTGTGTCCATGCGTAAATCTCCGCTTGTTCTCGCCATTCTTTACGGACTTTTTGTTTGGTTGATGTTCCGCGTGGAACTTTGTGCGCCGCGCGCGGCGTTTCCCCGCCTAGTCCCCGCCCAGTCCCCGCGCATGATATCGGGGCATAATGTTCTGGAACCGTTACTGACCCATGCAGCACATCATGCTTTAACGCCAAATCCTCCAAATTTACCCGTGGCGGCACGATCTCAACTGATCCCTTCTTGGGAGGCCCGTAAAGCATCCCAACGGCTTCTAAGTACTGTTTTGACCGTTTCTGGCTAAGTCTAAAGCCGTTTTTGTCTCGCATGATTCACCATCCTTGGTGATTTCAGGTAATGCCAGCATTG